CCGCCCGTCCGCGCGTCCGCGGAGGGTGGCGTGTGCCTGGAATTTGAAAAGGAACACATCATGTCCGAAGAAAAAACGAATCCGGCCGCGCTCGTCACGGTTCGGTTTCACGACGACGACTTGCTCGCGGTGCGTGACGAGCGCGGGGTTTGGGTATCGATCAAGCGCGTCTGCGAATCGCTGGAAGTCGACTACTCGACGCAGCTTGCGCGGCTGAAGAAAAAGGCGTGGGCAACTATGGGGCTCTGCCCCACGGTTGGATCTGACGGGAAATCGCGCGAGATGCAGTGCATCCACGTCGACGCGCTTCCGATGTGGCTCGCAACGATCGACGCAGATCGCGTCGCCGGCCAAGTGCGCCCGAAGCTCGAGCGCTTCCAGATCGAAGCCGCTCGCGCCCTCCGCGACCACTTCGCTCGGACGGTCGCGCACGATCACCAACTTGCGCGACTCCGCGAATACCTCGCCGAGAAGGCACTCCCTCACAAGGTCACGTGGAAGGACCGGCTCGTGAAGGAGATCGCCCGGCTGTACGGCTATTCGTACACGAGCGGACGGCACCCCCGGTGGATGGCGAACGTCCAGAACATGCTTTACCGGGCGATCTACGGCGACGACATCGTTGACGAGATCAAGCGGCGCAACCCGACGCCTCACCACGGGTCGAACCATCATCAGCACGTTCGGCACCACGACTTGCTCGAACAGGACTTGCAGATCGTCCACGCGATCGCGATTACCTCGATCAGCGCTCCCGAGTTCTGGCAGCGCATCGCTCACCACTTCCGGCGCGCGATGATGCAGATCGATTGGACGGCGATGCCGATGCTCCCCAAGGGCGGGAAGTAGCGTGTCGAGGCCGCCGCGCGTGACGCGCTCGTCTTCTGCGATGGCCGGGGCTGACGCCACCCGCGCCCCCGCCCCTCCACCCCGCGGCGGCGGCGGTTCCTCGTCGCGGACCTCGTACCCCTCGACAACGATTTCGGGCCGCAGCACGCGGTCGAGAACGCGCGCAACGATGTCGCGGAGCAGCTCGGGCCCGGCGTTGCTGTTCTTCGGCATCGTCCACGGCGGCACGTTTGCGCTCGTGTCTCGCGCCGCGTTTGAAGCGCTCCACGGGGTGCTGCGATGAGCCGCACGGATAGGTCGGGGACGTTCCGCATTGTCGTTTGCGGCGATGAGGAACGGCAGGGGGATTTGTTTAGCGGTTTGCATGGAGACGATGATGCGGACGCGCGTGCGCATATGCACGAGGTTCCGTGGCCCTCCACAACCGCGCAGCGAACACTTGTGCAGGTAGGCAATCGCGCTCTGCGGTTGGCCTATCGGAATGATAAGCAAATGGCACTGGCTTTTGACCTTGAAGTGTCGCGCACGGTCGCGCGGCGATTGTTGAATGGTGAACGCCCGCTCACCCTCGCGCGCGTTGACGGGTTGCCGCCTTTGAAGCGCGCCCTCGTGCGCACGTTCGAGGAGTTGCTCGCGCGCGGGGTCGGCGAGGATGAGGCGGTTGCGGTTGTGCGGGCGAGGAGGAACGGATGAAAGAGCTCAACGGATACGACTCGTTTATCAAGGCGAAGTCTAAGTCGCTCCCGCTGTGCGGGCTCGCGAAGGTGCCGAAACTGTCGGGCCACCTGTTCCCGTTCCAGAAAGAGATCGTCGCGTGGGCGCTGCGGCGCGGACGCGCGGCGATCTTCGCTGATACCGGGCTCGGAAAGACACGGATGCAACTCGAGTGGGCGCGCCACGTCGCGAAGCACACTGGCGGAAAGGTGCTCGTTCTCGCGCCGCTCGCCGTCGCGCAGCAAACGGTGCGCGAGGGTGCGGCGATTGGCGTCGATGTGAAGTACGCGAAAGACGCGTCGGAGGTCGGCGAAGGAATCACGATCACGAACTACGACCGACTCGCAAAGTTCGACTGCTCCGTTTTCGCCGGCGTCGTGCTGGACGAGTGCGGCATTCTGAAATCGTACATGGGCGCGACGAAGCGGCTCATAGTCGAGTCGTTCGCGCGCACGCCGTTCCGCCTCGCGTGCTCCGCGACGCCGGCGCCGAATGACCACCTGGAGCTTGGGAACCAAGCGGAGTTTTTGGGCGTGCTCACCTCGCACGAGATGATCGCCCGTTGGTTCATTAACGACACGTCCACGATGGGCACGTATCGACTGCGCGGTCACGCGGTCGTGCCGTTCTGGGATTGGCTATCGTCGTGGGCGCGGTGCGTGAGTAAGCCGAGCGACCTTGGGCTGTACAGCGACGAGGGCTACGTGTTGCCCCCGCTCGTTCTCAGCAGGGAGATCGTCGACGTCGACGTCAGCATCGATCGCGGCGACAATCTTTTCCGCTCGGCGGACATGTCCGCCACGAGCGTGCACAAGGAAAAGCGGCTGACTGCCGTGGCGCGCGCGACACGCATCGCGGAACTCGTGCTCGCTGAACCTTACGAGCAGTGGATCGTTTGGTGCGACACCGACTACGAGGCCGATGCGCTTACGGAGTCAATCCCCGAGGCGGTCGAAGTGCGCGGACCTCATTCGCTCGAACAGAAAGAATCGCGGCTCGCGGATTTCAGCGAAGGCCGAACGCGAGTCCTCATCACGAAGGCCAAAATCGCCGGATTCGGTTTGAACTGGCAAAAGGTCGCCCGCGTGGCGTTCGTCGGCGCGTCGTTCTCGTACGAGGCGTTCTACCAGGCGATCCGCCGCTGCTGGCGCTTCGGGCAAACACGCGAGGTCAGGGTCTACGTGGCGATGTCGCACACCGAGACTGCGATATGGTCTGTGCTGACGCGCAAGGCGGACGCGCATGACGAGATGAAAATCGAGATGCTAGCCGCCACTCGGCGCGCGGCCGCGAAAGAAGACAACAAGGCCGTCGACTACGATGCGAACTGCGTCGTGCGGCTCCCCGTCTGGCTCATTGAAGGGAAGGCGTCATGAAAATCAAGGCACTCGCCGAACACCACGGCAAAGATTTCGCGCTCTACAACGCAGATTGCGTCGACTTCGCTCGGCAGATGCCGTCGAATTCCGTGCACTTCTCAGTCTACTCGCCGCCCTTCGCTAACCTCTACTGTTACTCGGACTCGGCGCGGGACATGGGCAACTGTGAGGACGACGCCGAGTTCTTCGTGCAGTACGGCTACCTCGTCCGAGAGATGCATCGCGTATTGAAGCCTGGTCGGCTCGTCGCGGTGCACTGCAAAGACCTCGTGAACTACAAGTCGTCGAGCGGCATGGCCGGGTTGCGAGACTTCCCCGGCGACATCATCCGACTTCACCAGGAAGCGGGTTTCGCGTTCCATTCGCGAATCACGATTTGGAAATGCCCAGTCACGGAGATGCAGCGCACGAAGGCGCACGGTCTCCTCTACAAGCAAATCCGACGCGACTCGACGTTCTCGCGTCAAGGGCTCGCCGATTACCTGCTCATATTCCGTAAGTGGGGAACGTCGGAAACTCCCGTCGCAACGGACTCGTCGCGTACCGATGAGATCCTGGCGGAACGAGACGCGATCGAAGCCGTCACTCACACTCACGACTCGTTCTCGCTCGACGCCTGGCAGCAGTACGCGTCGCCCGTTTGGATGGACGTTGACCAAACGAACGTACTGAACGTGCAGCGTGCGCGCGAGAACAAAGATGAGAAGCACATGTGCCCTCTCCAGCTTGACGTGATCGAACGTGCGCTGGCGCTATGGACGAACCCCGGCGACGTGGTGTTCTCGCCGTTCGCAGGCGTCGGCTCGGAGGGTTACGGCGCGCTCATGCACGGCCGGAAGTTCGTCGGCACCGAATTGAAGCGGTCGTACTACGAGTGGGCGATCCGTTTTCTAGAAGAAGCGGCGAAGGGCGACGCTCAAATAGGACTGTTCTCGAATCCCGCGAGTGACCCGCGGAAGAGTGCGGTCGTGAGCGCCGCGCCGCAGTCTTGGGATGACGAGCACGAGGGCGCCGCATGACCCCCCTCGACATCCTCCACATCATCCGCACCCGCATCGCCACCGGCTACACCCAGGGCGCCTGGGCGCGCGATGCGGCCGGCGAGTGGTGTCACCCCGGCGTGCGCTGGGCCGTCGCATGGTCGCTCGGCGGGGCGTGCTCGGATCGGGCGTTCCCGTACATCACGCCGATGCGCTCCATCGTCGCGGCCCGCGTTGCGATTGCCGACGCGATTGGCCTTGAGATGCCCGACGATTTCACGCCGTGGGACGTCGTGAAGCGCTGGAGCGAGGTCGCGGGGCGGACGCAGGCGGAGGTGCTGGCGGCGGTGGATGCGGCGATTGAGGGGGTGCAGCGGTGACGCCCGCCCTCCAATACCTCCGCCTCGTCGCGCTGGCGTGGCGCCTCTCTCACGACGCGCAGGCGAGCCTCGACGTCGTGCGGGATGCGGTCGAGGCGAGTGATGACGAGTGGACCGAGCGCTGGCTTGTTGCGTGGTCGTTTCACGAGTCGCGCTGGCGCGTCGATGCCGTTGACCCGACGGGCTCGACGTTCGGATGCCTCCAAATCGACGCGTCGACTTGGGGACGCGCGCCGCTCGAAAGGGCTGCGCAATTCGAGCAGGGCGTCGAAGTGCTCGCGATTCTCGAGTGGCAGGGCGGCACGCGTCGACGGGCGCTCAATGCGTTCGCGACCGGAAAATATGACTGCGATGCGGACCTCGTAGCGGCGCGATGCGCCGAGATTGGATGCGACTAATGAACCCCGACGACACCCTGAAAACGACCCCAAGCGCACCGCCGATTGCGAGCGATGCGCCGACCCGCGAGGCGGGAACATTCGCGCCGGTTGTGGACGATAGGTCGGACCTTGATTGGAGCGCGGACCCCGAATGAGCGACGAGCAAATCGTGCGTGGAATGAAGATGTACACGCGCTTTCTCGACATCGGCGTTGCGCGCGCGCGGTCGGGCGACCCTCGCCGCGGCGTTACCGACGCTGAGACAATCGAGCGCGTTCTGTCAGAAATCGACGAGTACGCGGCGGCGCACGCCGAC